GGTGGATCGGTTGATCCTCGCCTGAGGAATACACGTGCTTCTATTTCAGGTCTTGGCGAGACCGTCCCGAGCGATGGTGGATTTCTGGTACAACAGGATTTCGCGAATAAACTTTTCGAGAATCTCTTTGACAATGGCCTGATCCCCAGTAAGTGTGAGAAAATTCCTATCTCAGCCGGTTCAAACGGGATCGTGCTTAATGGATTCGATGAGACCTCAAGGGCATCCAGTACTTCCGGTGGAATTATTGTTTATCACGGCGAAGAGGCTGGGGAGAAAACGGCGAGTAAGCCTAAATTCCGTAGAGTTGAACTGAACCTGAAAAAACTTATCGGTTTATGTTATCTGACCGACGAGTTGATAATGGATGCGACTGCAATGGAGTCTCGTACCAGCAATGCTTTCCAGTCGGCTTTCAATTTCCAGATTCAGGACGATCTTATCAATGGAACCGGTGCTGGGATGGCGCTCGGGATTCTCAATGCTGGCTGTCTCGTTTCGGTTGGCAAAGAGACTGGACAGGATGCCGCAACCGTAGTCGCTGAGAATATAGTCAAAATGTATTCCCGCCGATTCGCGGCTCAGACTGGCAATTATGCCTGGTACTACAACCAGAATATCGAACCGCAGCTCTTCACCATGAGCCTGGCAGTTGGTACTGGTGGAATTCCTCTCTATATGCCTCCTGGTGGATTGAGCGAAAGCCCCTATGGACGCATTATGGGTCTTCCGGCGTTTGCGATTGAGCAGGCAGCTACACTTGGAACCGTTGGAGATATCATCCTTGGTAACTTCCAGGATGGATACATCATGGCGGAAAAGGGTGGATTGCAGTCTGATATGTCGATCCATGTCAGATTCATTTACGACGAAAGCGTGTTGAGATTCGTTCTGAGGATGGACGGTCAGCCTTGGAGAGCTTCTGCTTTAACTCCGTATAAGGGTGGGGCTACTGCAACTCAGTCGCATTTCATCGTACTGGATTCACGCGAATAATTAATAACAGCTGGGGCGAATAATTAATAACAGCTGGGGCTTCGGCCCCGGCATTACCTGAAGGAGGTATATAAAATGTACACAAACGAAACTAATCCGAGAATTTGGGGATATGGGCCTGGTGCTTCTGATTCGCTGGGAGATACGGCAGATTGGGTATGTCTGAAAGGCGCTAAAGGATGCTGGATATATATTACGGAAATTGGAGCCAATGCGACTTCTCTTGTTCTGACTGTGCATGAAGGAACGGCAGCATCTGGTACAACTGCAATTACGACTGGAGCTGAGTTCCCGATTTATTACAACATACTCACGACAACGGCAGATACGTGGACGCGAGCGACTGATGCTCTGACATATACCATAACCCCGGCGGCTACTGCATCGCAGGTCAATTTCTACATCGACGCGTCGATTCTGAGTGCGGGTTATGATTGGATTCAGCTCGGTTCTACTGGCGGCCATGCCACCAATATCGTTTATGTGGAATACCAGCTCGTAGGGGCACGTTATCAGCAGGCGATCCCCCCGACGGCAATAGCATAAATTAACAGGGGGCGGATTAAGTTCCGTCCCCACAGGAGTTTATTATGTTAAGAGAAGAAATCGAGAAAGTAAAACAAATAGTCGGTGAGGCTGTAGCTGGAATCAAGGTGCCGGAAGTTGAGGTGTTTGATGATTCAGTCTTAAAGGATGAGATTGCCAAGTTGAAAGACGAGGTTATCAACCTTAAAGGTGAAATCAAGGCACTCAAGGTGAACCCAGAGTTGTTAAACAAAAAGAAGTAATAACGCAAGCGGGGCCGTCTGGAAGAATGGCGGTCCCCATCCAAGGAGGATGAAATGAACTACAATCCGAGTACAAGAAATAGAATTGGTGATATTAAGCATGGGCTTATGGTCGAAACGGCCAAGGAGCTTGCTTATACGGCTTTTGGAACGGCACAGGCATATCCGTTCAGGGTTTACAACCGGATTTTCATACATGCCCTGTGGTTTGAAGTTGGTGCGACCACATTGGCAAATGCAGCGTCAACGACTGAATTTCAGTTCAACTTCGTTTCCGATACTCCGGTCATCACCGTGCAGCCTCTCTCTGCTACGTCTGCTGATTGCGATGGGTTTGTCCGGGGTCGCAGAATTTCGTTGCCTGGGGCTACTGTTGGGACAGCAACGAATGTGGATGGAACAGCAGCGATCTCAATAGCATCTCCCACTGGGGCATCTTGCAATGTGGTTGTCGGCGTTGCGCCTTCGGCGGCTGTTGATCCCAGTATTGGGAGGATTGGGTTCCTGTATCTAACGACTGCTCTAAATGCAGGAACGGGGCAATTTACACTTTTATACACGCCCATTGATCCAGGTGCTTATGCAGTAGCGTTGTTATAGGAGGTTGTTATGGCACTTATTAAAGAAGCAACCATTTCAAAATGGAATTGCGATGACTATACCGAATTGCCAGACAGTGCGCCAGAGGGTTCATTGGCGCATAATATTTCATCTGGAGAAAGATATATATTCCATGATGGGAACTGGCAAGAGGATATTTCACTAATTTACGCCATGACACAGGCGTTAGCAGAATAGGAGGTAATCATGAAAGCTGAAGGAAGAGTAGGAGCAATTACAGCCGAGAGCGGGTCTGTAAATCCACTGGTCACTGGTGAAAAGGGTGATCTTATATCATCGTTATTGCATGGTCGTTATTATCAGGCGGCAAAGGATGGACGTTTAATGACAGCCGCTAATCAGGCTGGGGTTGTAACAGTTATAGGGTTGCATACGACTTATACGGGGTTGGTATTATCGAACCCGGTAGGCTCCGGCATTGATGTATCTCTGTTGCGTGTAGGTGTCGGGTTTATTGTCGCACAGCCCACCACCGGCGCGATAGTAGCATTGGAGGCCGGATACAATGGAGCAACTGATGTGACTCACAGTGTACCATCAACGACATTGAGAAACTGTTATTTGGGCGGTGCGGCTCCTGTAGCCAAGGTTGATACTGGAGCTACATTACCCACAGCGCCGACACTTATAGAATCATTCGGTTCTGTGTTGACGGAAGCAATAACTGGCAGCACTGTCCAGCCCGCATACAACTTCGATCTAGGTGGGTATCTGATACTGCCCCCAGGTGGATATTGTGCGATTTATACAACCATAGCTTCTGGTGCGGCTTCGATGGTAGCAAGTTTCATCTGGGAAGAAATTGCTGTTTAACCTGATTTGATAATGGTAGGAAAGGGGAGTGGGGCCTGTGTGTGTTCTTGTGCTTTGAGAGGTTGGCTTGAATAAACCCCGGGGTGTGGGGGGAGGTTTCCCTCTCCTTTCCTCCTCCCACAATATAAAGTAATGTGGAGGCTGATATGACAATCTGGACTCAAATTATTATTGGAATAGTATCTGGCGTAGTATCTTTAGGACTGTTGATTTTCCTCTTCCAGCACATTTTCGATAGGCTTGATAGAAAAGTTGATAAAGATGTTTTTTTGGAATACACCAAAAGAATTAGCGATAATCTTGAGTCTGGTAAAAAGAGATTCGATAAGATAGATTCGGGTATCGAAAAACTTAGTACTCAAATTACTGAACTATGTATTTTGGTAAAAGGCAAAAGATGAAAACCTATATCAAGCAAAATGAAGGAACTAATATCGTTAATGGGCGGCACATGCCCTACAAATGCACTGCTGGAAAAATTACGATTGGATGGGGGCGTAATCTAACAGATAAGGGCGTTAGTGAATATGAGGCTACTATTATGCTTGACGCGGACATTTCTGATGCCTCGGCTGATCTTCGCAGAGTGTTCACTTACGATGAATTTGAAACCTTGAGCTTCAACCGGAAAATGGCATTAACCGATCTTATGTTCAACATTGGACTTACAAGATTCCGGGGATTCAAGAAGATGATTCAGGCCATTAAAGATAGGGATTTTGATAGGGCATCTAATGAACTTATGGATTCCAGCTATGCAAAACAAGTTGGGAATAGAGCAATAAAAAACAGAGATTTGATAAGGGGAGGGTGATATGGAATTCTTATCAGCAATATTAGGCGCACCGAAGATAGTAGATACCGTAGCAGATACAGTGAAGGGTGGTATGAATATGCTGGATAACGCATTTTATACTGACCAAGAAAAAGCAGCCACCGCCGGGAGGGTCATGGAAACATGGCTGGAAATCCAAAAAGCCACGGCAACCGAGAATTCTATCCGGTCGATTACAAGACGTGTTATCGCATGGTTAGTGATGGGGTTGTTTCTTTTACTTGTTCTGTCGGCTTGTGTTATCTGGAAGTTTGACCCTGCGTGGGCTGTATATATTAGAGACGCAATTATCGAAACTAAGTTGATGTACCTTGCTATGATAATTGGATTCTTTTACTTTGGATCGTACGGAATTGGGACGCTGATTAAGAAATAAACATAAAAAAGGAATAGTTATGAAAGTAATAGTCAATACCGCGCCAACTGTCCAGCCGATTTCCTTGACCGAATTAAAAGAACATTTGCGTCTGGATTCCGGGACGCTTTCAGACAACACAACCTCTACTCAATCCATCGCACCGGGTTCCCATGCAATAGCAGCGGCATATACCCTGGTCGGGACTGGTGTTGATGTATTGGGCAAGAGAACACTGGTCCTTCTAGAGTCTGGCACGAATGGAGCCGGGGCAACTGTTGATGTTAAGATCCAGGACTCAGATGATAATGTAACCTATACCGATGTAACAGATGGGGCATTTACTCAAGTCACTACAGCGAATGACAATGCGACACAGGAAAAGGAGTACACCGGGATTAAACAATGGATAAGAACTATCAGCACAGTTGCCGTAGATGCCTGTTCATTTGGTACCTCAGTTGTAGAATACGCTCCGACCGCGGCAGATGATGATCTTCTGGATGACATAATAGAGACTGCAACTGATTATGTTGAAGAAATAATCAATCAGAAACTAATCACACAAATCTGGGAATACTATCTCGACTCCTTCCCATCTGAAAACTTTATCAAGCTACCATTCGGGAACCTTCAAACGACTGATCTTGAAATAGTCTATACCGATTCAGATGGTGATGACACAACAATGACCCTGACAACCGACTATCTTATTGAAACCAACGGGACTCAATGTGGAAGGATAGTCTTACCGTATGGTGAATCCTGGCCTTCATTCACCGCATATCCATCTAAACCGATCAAGATAACTTTTGCGTGCGGGTATGGCGATGCAGGGAGTGATGTACCGGAGAAGATAAGAACGGCGATAAAAATGGTGGCGGCCAAGTTATATGAGTCAAGAGGCGAGGATGTGTTGGGTCAGAAGATAGTGCATGAGGATCAAACCGTTATGAGATTGTTGGCTTCTGTGAGATTGTGGGATGCGTTTATATGAACATCGGGTCCTTAAATAAAAGGGTGTCGATTGAATGCCCGACGAAAGCCCCGGACGGTATGGGTGGTTTTGATAACACCTGGACTGAAATAGCCTCCAATGTTGCCTGTGCGATTTGGCCGGTAAGTGCAAAGGAGCAGGTAGCCTCAATGGGTGTGGTTATTACCATGAGCCACAGAATCAGGCTAAGATATCGCTCAGATATTCGCTCCTCGTGGAGACTGAAATACAAGAACGATTACTTCGACATTGTGTCGATCGTAAATCCTGAAATGTCAAACAGGATGTTAGATATTCTGGTGAAAGCGGTATGAAAAACTTTACCACAGCACTCTACTTACACGCGACCACGGACACAGTTGGATCTGGATTCATGTCATCAATCGGCAGTCGGTTCTATGAAGATGAAGCCCCGCTGGATGCGGAATTTCCTTATGCTGTTTATTCAATGCCAGCCAACGTAAAGGACTGGCAATTTACGGAGAGATTCAGAGATATATTGTTACAGATATCAATTTTTTCAATTACTTCTGGGTCAACAGAGATTAAGGATATTTATGCCAAATTATTTACTCTATATGATGAATGTACCTTTTCTATTACTGGAAGCACCTTGAAATGGTTCTGGTTTAATAATCTAACAACGATGAAAGAGTAATTCACAACACCAACAGGAACGCATAGTGGGAGACACTACGCTGTGGATTTTGACATATACCTTGAGGTGGGATAAAGGAG